CGCCCCCCGTGCGCGGCGGGGGCCGGGGGGGGTAGGATCGAAAGGCAGCTTTGCGCCCCATAGCCAAAAAACCACGCATTTCTGCGGGTTTCAGGGTGTAACAGTGTATTAGTGCTGGACCAAATGGGGTCGGAGGCGCACAAGAAACGAGGCGCGTCGCTGCCTCTTTCCTTCCTTAAAGCGGCACATCGTGCCTGCCGTATTATATTATGAAGGCAAGGTAATCACATTGCGATGTGATTTGATTGTTTACATTTGTTATCATTTGAGTTGATTGACCAACCGGAACAGTGTTCCTAATAATGGCTTCATCAACACAGATTGAGGGATTTACGAAATGGCTCTTTTAACACTTAACGGCAAGCAACACTTCATCAACGTGAACAGCGTTGAGATTGCTGAAGTCGGTGCGGGGCGCTTCGAAGTGACTTACGATAACGACCGCACCTTTCTTGTGTCGGGAGGCCGTAAAGCTGGTGGATCGAGCCGCGACTGGTTCGTGCAGCATGAGTTGTTCTACGGCGACAAGTGGTTGCCCGCCAACTCCATGATTGAAGCCATCAAACTCGGCGCGCAATACTAATTACCAACAGGGGCTTCGGCCCCTACAAAACAAGAGGGAACGACAATGACTTTTGATTTATCACAGTATATTCCATTCAACGTATTCGCGATGATATGGATTGCCTGCATGTTGGCCGGTGTAGCGTTTGCCAGCTGCAACAATAAAGAGGGGAAGTAACCATGATTAAACCACAACAGGCCGCGCCATTAGGCCGGAACCATCGAGTAAGTTCAGACCGGGCTTGGCCGCTTCGCAATTCAGATGGCCTGACATTCGCAGAAGCCAAGCGCCTTAGAGAGCAGGAGCCAAGCAAATGAACGACAACGACGAAGAACCATTTGATAACTACACCGAACGGGCAAGCGCCACCTTGGCCTACCGCCTGATGGAGTATCTGGAATTCCTTGGCGTGATAACTGACGAGCATGTCTGCTATCTGCGTTACCCGCCCATTGAATTAATCGAAGACGCCGAAAAAGCATTGAAGGATGAGACATGACAAGTGAAGAGTTTAAAGCAACACGCGAGAAGCTGAACATGACGCAAGGGCATCTCGCCCGCAAGATTGGACTGTCCGAACGGTCGATAAGATACTATGAGCAAGGCGGGCGTTCAGTGCCCGCTCCCGTCTCTATCCTCTTAGAGACGTTTCTAAGGGGTCTGGAGCGTGCATAGCTATAATTGGGACCGTAACCTAGCAATCGCCCTATATGCCTCTCTATGGGCCGTATACGGGCTTATATGGCTATTTAAAGGATAAGACATGGCTGGACATATTAAACGACGCACCATTGCCTCGAACTTAGACAAGGTTGGCGAGACTGTTTTGCTGGAGAAGATTGCTTCCGGCATGACAATGGCTGGCCTTGCTCGTGAATTGAACATCAGCAACCTCTCCCTCTACCATTGGATACGCAAAGACTTAGATAGAGAGGAGCGGTTCAAGCAGGCACGGGCAATCGCGGCTGACCAATGGGCGGACGAGTGCCTCGACATTGCCGATGCCTCGGACAACGTATCGGCCAACGCCGACAGGCTCAAGATCGAGACGCGCAAATGGCTGGCTGGTGTTGCCGCACCGGAGAAGTTCCAAGCCAAGCCGACCGCAGCGGTCCAAGTCAACGTGAACCAACTCCACCTTGATGCACTGCGCCAGCTAAACTTGGCGTCATCAAATCCACATGAAGCCATAGACCAAGAAGTAACCATCGACATCACGCCACCCAAGCAAGTTGGCTCTCATAACCTAGATGCGGACGACTTGCCGGGTGTGTTTGACGACGATTAACGGAAAACTGCGGTTCGGGACGGGTTTGAAAAGTTCGGGACGGGTTGGGGACAATTCGGGGACGGCAAAAACCCAGCTCTTAGGCGGCTCGGGACGCTCGGGACGGGTTTGAACGCCCATTAGTTGGCCTATGTAAGTAACATTGTAAAATGTACATGGGTAACACTGTTACTGTCGTAAGAGCCAATCATGTCAGAATTATCCGTCCCTTCCGTCCCGAGCCGCAGAAGTCCTCATATTTATCCGTCCCCGAAGTGTCCCCAAAGTGTCCCCAACTTCCCCGTATGTGTCCCCAAATCAAAAAAAGGGAGCCGAAGCCCCCTTAGTCGTCTTTACGTTCACGTAAACCTATGAGCCTATCGAGATACCATCGGGCCTTCTTCAAGTCCTCAATCGGCTTCCCCTTCCTCTCATAGCGCCACATATATTTCATGATATTGCCCTTGAGGTAGCCAGCGTATGCCTCCGGACCCATCGACGCTTCGATCCCTTCGATGGCCTCGATGCCTCCGGTCTTATAGTGCGGTGGGCTATTGACCACATCGACCACCTCGTCACTGACCACCTCGTGATTGAGCGCATCCCTAATCTCTTTGTATCTCATAAAATCATTCCCATACATTATTCATCCCCTTCGCCTGCCTTGAAGTTAATCTGAACGCCGAAGAAATCTTCGGACTGCTCATCAATCATGGCGTTGATAACCATATAGTCTTCATCGCCTATGAGAAGTTCAAGGCCACGGAACACACGCTTCGTTCGTGTCGCCCGGTCTTTTGTGGGTTCATAGCCATGCGTCTTCATCTCTCCAATGAACTTACGCTGCGACCAGTCACGCCCCTTGCCCTCATTGTTATCCTTGCACCAGTCACGGAAGTCATTGAACGCTTCGGTCGTGCCCATCTCATGGTCAGCCGCAGCCACGCAGCGTTCAGTGATCCAGCGGGCCAATGCGTCCTCTCCTGCGAGATACTCATCGGTAGCTTGGATTACTGCCTGCGGTGGGTTCAATCCCTGCTCCAGCCAAGCCTTCGCGCCTTCGATAACCCACGCTAGAATCGCGGGATACTCTTCCTTCAGCTTGTCCGGCAAGTCCATGTCCTTGCGGACTGGCTTAGTCTCGAATGGGATGAGGTGCATACGCCGACGCATAGCATCGTCCACGTTAGTAATCTCTGGCTTCGTATTGCCCGCGATAATCAACGTGAACTGCGGATTGAACTCAAACAAATCCTGCCGCATGAAGCGCGCACTGATCTTGTCCCCGCCAGTCAGCGCCTTGACCTTGGCTTCGTCCCACTTGCGCGACGGGTCAATCTCCTGCGCGTGCACAAGCCTAGCACCCATCAACGACGCCAACTCTGTGGGGTGGCGCTGATTGTTCGACGCGAGGAACACGTCCGCACTGGCCACGGTGGCATAATCGCCAAGGATATTGCCTATCGCTCCGAGGAACGTCCCTTTGCCATTACCGCCGGAGCCGTGGGCGAAGGCGAGGACATGCTCTTTGGTGCTACCCGTCGCGGAATAGCCAGCCAACCTTTGAAGGTAAGAGATCATCTCCGCATCACCGTTGCACGCCTCATTGAGAAACGCTTGCCATTGCGGGGCTGGCTTGCTGAAGTCCGCCTCAACCGATGTGCATTTTGTGCACATGCGAGAACGGTCATGCGCGAACAAGACCCCCGTTTTCAGGTCCACCATGCCCGACCGGGTGTTGAGGATATAGATGTCCGCGTCTAGCTGCTCGGTGGTCGCCTGCATTGACGGCTCGACTGCCGCCAGCTTCGCCACGTTTGCAATCACATTATACGACGCCACACGCTGCGCGATTCGCTCACCCTTTTGTGGGCTGTCGATATTCTGCAACGCCTCGGACGATGCTTGCGCGCAGACCTTGCGGACGATGGACATGTGCTTGTTCGCCACGTCCTTCGCCCACTTGTTCCCGTCCCATGCGACCCAGCCCATGCCGCCCACAACGTATCGAATATCCGAAACGTGTAGCCGAGCAACGCGCTGCGCCAATGCAATGTCGCTATACTCAATCGGCGTCTCACCCGCTGAGGCCACCACGCCGAAGTCTTCGTCGCTGAAGTCCGTTACATCGAACTCATCGACCTCGCGCTTGTAGCCAAAGGTCGCAGCCTTACCGGCCAGCCAGTCCCAACCCAACTCATAGGGCGGGTGCATACGACCGAAGTCTGCTTCGATAGTATCGAGCGAGTTCACCCCGTCTTCCCAACGCTCGGCCCAGCCTGCGAATATCTCGAACGCATCCGCCTCATTGTCTGGGCCACACGCCGCCTTAATCGCATAACCCATACGGATGTAGTCATCACGATCAGGGAAGTGTTCGGTCTTGTTTGGGATGGCCGCTACCGCAGCAGCCACATGAACGACGCTTGGCGCGGTAAGCGATGCCTGATCGACCGACTGCCGCTCGACTGCCTTCTGTGCCGTCTTGTCCGCGTGGATAATCTCGCAGCCCATCATCTCCAACGTCTCCGTCAGATCAGCAAAGAACTGCTCAATCTTTTCCCGCGTGACCTTCTTCAACCCAGCCGGGCCACGTGTCTCCAAGTCCACATCGAGACTGTATGGTTCCTTAGTGATAGGGTGGATACCGGCGATGACGTATTGCTGCCCGTCCCCTAGAAATTCTACAAGCTGCTCGACCCCGCGACCATCGCGGAAACGCACCTGCATCCGGCCAATCTTTTCATCGGTGCGATACATGAACAGGCGCTTGGGGTAGCGACCGATACGCATCGGGGCTTTGCCCAATGCCTTCACCGCCATATCGCCAATGACCCTAGCCAGCCCCTCGTTGACAACATCAATGTCAACAGCAGGATATTTGCTTGCCTTCAAGCCGATATTAGCATGGCTGCGGTCCCACCGCTCCACGTCATTAGGCGTCGGCACATAATCCTGCCAAGCATACCCGCCCCATGTGCCCTGCGCATTCTGCCGACCGGGTGCTTTGCCTGCCTGATCCGCTTGGATTTTAGACATGGCTGACAACTCAGCGTTCGGCGGGATGACGGACACGAGATCGGTGAACCCAATCTCATACAGTGTCTTAAACTTCATCAGTGCAACTCCCTCTTTTCAATTTGGTCCCGTCTCTGCATCAGCATATCTACCGCCGCGTCAATGGCGTAGAGCGCAAACTCAGGTTCGGCGTCGGTCAATATTTTATACGCAGGCGTCGTTAGTATTACGCCGCGTTCAAACTCTTCTTCAAAACCGATGATGAATACTGGAATAAACTCCACTTTTTGTTCATCATCGGTCCATCTTACTTTGTCCATGATTAGCCCCCCATGAAATCGCCACCTTCAACCACAGCGTTTACAGCCCGGCCAGTGTAAGACGCTTTATTGTCCGCATGGATTTGCTCCGTGCTTCTGACTGGCTGAAGCGACTGGACATATACGAGAAGTTCGTAAGCATCAATCTTGCCTTCAATATAAATTATATTCCCGTCCCGTTTGGCGAGGCCATGTGTGTTGTTGTCGATCCACTCGGCCAGTTGTGCTGCTAATACCTGTTTCATTCTACCATATCCTCTATCATCTGTATTCTTTCACCAATCCAGCGCATAACCGGGACGGCCATGCTATTGCCCAGCGCCTTATAGCGAGGGCCATCGGGACAATCCTCTGCACCCTTCTTACGCCACGGAATTGCCGTGAAGTTGTCGGGGAAGCCTTGCAGCCGTTCGCACTCGACGGGCGTCAGGCGGCGGACGGTGGATGTCGGCTCCATAACCCCGTCGTGGCGGCCTCCGCTTCCACCCCGTTGTATCGTGCCTGCCACATCAACACTGGCCGTCAGTTCCTCTGACCACGCGATGGCTGGCTCAGAGAATATATGCTGATCCTGATGGGTGCTTATGGTGAAGGCCACCTCATCGGAACCCAGATAGCCCTTGCCGCCGCCCTCGCAGCCACCCCTGACTTTGAACGCATGTGCTGCGTCAACCGGAACGATGTGGTCAGTGTCGCTCTGGGTGCCAGCAGTTCCGGGGTGGTGTGCGCGGAGCGTACCGACCGTGACAACATGGCCGCTCTCCACAGCCTCAGTGCCGCGTGGCCCCTTGTGCATACCAGCCGTCAGCGGTCCGGCTAAATCAGATTGTGGCCGTCCGATGCCGCCACTGCCTCCAGTGCCTGTTGCAGCCGCTTCGGCAACTTCTTGCCGCGCTTTTCGGCTCGGCGCAGGATGCCCCGACATGCTGTGGCGCTCAAAGAGAACCGCTGCGGCAGGACGCCAGTCTCCAAGGTATCCGACAACGAACACACGGCGGCGTCTTTGGGCCACTCCGAAGTACTGAGCGTCAAGCACTCGGTACGCGATACCATACCCGATGTCTTCCAGCGCCCCAAGGATGGAACCAAAGTCCCGTCCTCCGTTCGATGACAGGACACCGGGGACATTTTCCCAGACAATCCAGCGAGGTTGCTCTCTTTGAGCAAGTCGGCAAAATTCAAGGGAGAGGTTACCACGGTCGTCGTCCAGTCCGCCTCGCAGTCCTGCAACGCTGAAGGATTGGCAGGGTGTCCCGCCGACGAGGAGGTCGATTTTTCCATATTCATTTTCCTTAATAGTAGTAAAGTCTCCGTGCAAAGGCACGTTTGGGTAACGGTGTTGAAGAACTGCGCATGGGAATTTTTCAATCTCCGAAAAGAATGCAGCCTCCCATCCCATATGATGCCATGCGGCGGTTGCGGCCTCTATGCCGCTACAGACACTCCCATATCTCATTTCAAATGCTCCCCTTCTTCAATCCGATCCGCCAGCCAACGTGTGTTGCGTTCGAACATGTTCATCTTTGGCGAACGAAGCCACGCAAGAAGGGCGTCCTTCTCGTGTACACCCGGCGTTTTTTCTACCGTAACTTTCTCTTCAGTAATTTTTGTTGGACGTGTCATTATATTAATTCCTTAATTGTGAACCCTTTTGTCTGAGCATAGGCGATGAGGTCGTCGATCCACATGATGCCTTTACCTGAAACGAAATACTGATTGACGCCCCGATAGGGCACGTTCTTAACGTCGCCCCATGTATGCGCCGATTGCTCGTACATCCGTATATCCGCACGATGGACCGACGGGTGCGTGCGGCGCAGGAATTGCGCAGCCTCAGCCGCAATCAATTTTGTGTGGCCTCGGAACTCCCGCCGGGCGACCGTCTCCTCTTCTTTTGTATCGGCTGGGACGAACCTAGTTACCTCGGCGTATCGTTCCGTCTTTGATACAGCGACGGTCCCCGTCTCTTTAAGCCAACCCTTAATCGTTCTGCGGTCGCTGCCGTATAGACGCATAAGTTGCGCGCATGTCATGGTCGGGGCCATCGTGCAGAAGGTATCCGGAACAGACCGCTTCCTTCCGCTTGAACTGACAACTATCTCCGTAAGTTTAAGTTCGTCCATCCAACGAACGACCACCGACCTAATCCGGCCATAATGTTTAACGAGTTGCGACACATTCATAGTACGCGCCAACTCTCGTAAGTCCTCCGGCGGTGGCGATTTATGGGAAACGAACTCCCGCTTCAGCCCTATCTTTCTACGCCGCGTATCAACGGCGTCGGCAGAACGGCCAAGCACTTCTCCAATCTGCGCGTATGTCAGATTCTTATGGTAAAGTTCTGTAAGTGTAGCGTCCTCTTCGGCGCGCCACGGCATAAAACTGTTAGACATAAACTCCCTCATTTGTTGTTACCCTTCTTGGGTGGCACAGTTTCAATATCGAACGCAAGAACTTTTTTTGTTGACGACACTATGCTGTTTGTGCCAGCTATACGGAAAGCAAACGTGACACCGACGAAAAAGAGGGAAAGACTATGGTAGTGAGCATCGACTTCGAGACGCGTAGCGCCGTCGATCTTCGCAAGACTGGCGTCTATAAGTACGCCGCTGATCCTAGCACCGACATTTGGTGTCTAGCATACAAGGCCCCGTGGTCTGACGACGTGCTGGTATGGCAGCCGGGCGATGCGGTAGATACCTATCTTGAAGATTGGATCAGGGCGGGCGGATTGCTGTCAGCATGGAACGCCAACTTTGAACGCGTAATCTGGAACGAGATCATGGTTGCCCGCTACCAATGGCCAGCCACCAAGATTAAACAATGGCGCTGCACGATGGCGCAGGCCAGCGCGATGGGACTACCTCGTGCGCTAGGTCAAGCCGCTGCTGTCCTCGGTGTCGAAGAACAGAAGGATAAGACCGGCGCGGCCCTTATGCTCCGGATGGCACGGCCACGTAAGGTGAACGCCGACGGCAGCTACACTTGGTGGAACACGAAGGATAAGATTGAGCAGCTTGTCGCTTATTGCCGACAGGACGTGCGAACGGAACTGTCGGTAGCTGAGACGCTGAACGCAATGCCCGACGCGGAGCGTCGTCTTTATCAGCTCGACCAACGCATCAACGACCGGGGCGTAGCCCTCGACGTTGACCTAGTGCACCGCGTCAAAGCACTGGCCGGAAATGCCAGCGTAGAAATTGACACAGAAATACAACGCCTCACCAAAGGCCAAGTCAAGGCCGCAACAAATGGCATGGACTTAGTTGCTTGGCTTAACAGCCACGGGATTGCCACCAAGTCCGTTGACAAGCAGACGGTTGCCCGGCTGCTGACCTCCGACAAACTGCACCCAGTCATCCGACAAGTTCTTACGCTTCGGCAGAACGGGGCCAAGTCCAGCACAGCCAAGTACGACGCGATGCTGCACGCGGTCAACGCCGACGGACGGATGCGCGGTCTGCTTGTTTATCATGGCGCTGCAACTGGCCGCTGGTCGGGCAAGCTGGTGCAGCCACAGAACTTCCCACGTCCGCAAAAGAAACAAGACGAGTTGGACGAGATCATCGCCAAACTTAAAGCGGATAAGGATGTGTCGGAGCATGGGGCCGGAACGGTTCTGGCGTCCGACCTGTTGCGTTCAATGCTGATAGCCGACGACGGCCATCGACTAATGTTTGCCGACTACTCGGCAATCGAGGCCCGCGTTCTTGCGTGGGTAGCAGGGCAGAACGATCTCGTTGAGACGTTCCGAAAGGGGGGAGACGTGTATAAAGAAATGGCATCGGCCATCTATAACAAAAAGGTGGAAGACGTAACAGACGCCGAGCGACAGGTTGGTAAGATGGCAATCCTTGGATGTTTTGAAGAAGACACACTCGTCTTGACAGAACAGGGATGGAAACCTATCGTGTACCTAACGACACAAGACAGGGTATGGGATGGCGAAGAATGGGTAA